AGTTTGTTTGACACCCAACGAGAATATCTAAAGTCTAAAACAATCAGCTGTGTGTTCTTTGGAGTAACTGCTAACCCCCCTAGCGATGTAGTATTTGCTTCTCCTAGTACCGAGGAACGAGATCCTACTGTGATCAAAAATGAAGTTGATTACAACGGATTCTTAAGAAGACCTTTTGTAAACAAAGATAAAAAAACAATTGCAGATATTTACAAACAATTAAATTTAATGGAAGCCCTGTTTCCTGTAACACGTAGTTGCGAACAAGCAGGAAAATTAGAGTACTACGACCACTGCGGCCAATGTTGGTGGTGCGAAGAAAGACAATGGGGATTTGGTCGTGTCTGAAAAAGTTAAAAAGTTTATAGAAATTGTAGAACAGAAAACAGGCACTAAGACTTTCTGCGTCCTTCCGTGGATTCACGTAGCTACTCGTCCTAATGGCGATGCAAGATTGTGCTGTGGATCTAATGCCAGTCAGGCCACTAACGGAATAATGGATGCTGGCCTAGTAAAAAAAGAAAATGGTATGCCGGCTAACTTCGGAAAAGAATCTCTACAAAGTGCCTGGAATAACAAGTATATGCGAGATGTTAGAAAAACTATGCTCGAAGGAAAAATTCCGTTAAGCTGTTTTAAATGTTTCGAAGAAGAATCTAAAGGTATTGTCAGCAAAAGGATTTGGGAAACATATTATTGGAATGAAGAAAAATTAGAAATAGATCAATTAGTAAAAGAAACAACTCAGGATGGAGAGGTTCCTCCTACAATCAGATACCTAGATCTACGATTAGGTCATACCTGTAATTTAAAATGTGTTATGTGTAGCCCGCACGACAGTAGTAGATGGGTACAAGATCACGATCAATTGATAAAATCTACAGAGAGTAAAATTGTTTTGCACCAGATGTCCTGGGATAAGAACTCGTTTGACAATTATTGGTACGAAAAACCAGAACTATGGGAAGAAATATTCGATCAAATTCCTAACATTCGCCAACTGTATTTTGCAGGCGGTGAACCTTTGATGATTAAAGAACACAAGAATTTTTTAGAAGAGATCATTCGTCGAGGATATGCCGACAACATCACGGTTCGATACAATTCAAACGGTGTATTAGTAGATGATAATATTATTGACATTTGGTCAAAATTCAAAGAAGTTAGATTCGCATTTAGCATAGATGCTCTCGAAGATCGAAATCATTATATTAGATATCCGGTGAGTTGGCAGGAAACTGAATCTGCTCTAATAAAATTAGATAATACCCCAGATAATATCAAAGTAGGTATTGCCTGTGCAGTTCAAATATTCAACATCAAACATATTATAGATTTTGCTAAATGGAAGATATTGAAAAAATTTAAGAAGATAAATTTATTCGAAGTGTTTGATATTGAAGCAGGAGGTGGAATACTGAATATGCATATGTTATATATTCCCACTTTTCTCTCTGCACGTATTCTCCCTAAAGCCGATAAAGAACAGTTACGAAAAGATTTTATAGAATTTAAACAATGGTTATGGGATAACTATCGCCAGGATGATGACTTCTGGAAACATAATCCCAATGGATGGAATCGTTGGGAAAGTATTCTAAAGTTTGTAGAAGCAGAAGATCATAGCCATCTAGTTCCAGACTTTAAAGAATATGTTAAAAATTTAGACTCGATTCGTAATACAGACGCTAAAAGAATTTTTCCAGAATTGGGTCATTTGCTATGAAACAGCTGATAGAAATAAAAAACAGCGGATCAAAGACTTTAAAGATTCAGTACGAGCTCAGCAATATTTGTAATTACAAATGTTGGTATTGTTTTCCGGGATGTAATGATGGAGATTCTCCTTGGCCGGAACTAGATATAGCGAAGAAAAATTTATCTAGGATAATAGAGTTTTATTTTGAAAACGGTATAGATAGCATTCAATTAAATTATCTAGGTGGCGAACCTACATTGTGGAAGCATCTAGGAGAACTAACACAGTATCTCTGCGAGAATACCAAGTTTGATAGAAAAAAGAAAAAACTCAATATCACTGTACAAACTAACGGTTCTAGGACTGTTAGATGGTGGAAAGAATATGGTCACTATTTTAGTATGGTTAGTATAAGTGTTCATCACGAAAGAGTAGACTTGGACCATGTTCAACAAGTAGCTGAAATTTTATTAGATAAAAATGTTTTGGTAATCACAACGGTATTAATGGATCGTGATGCTTGGGACAAATGTCGGTCAATGATCGATAAACTTACTTCAACGAAGAAGAAGTTTACGGTAATGGCTAAGCCAATAAACATCGATGGTGTTGTAGATTATGATGAAGAACAATTAAAATATTTAAAAACTACTCGTAAACGATTGCCCTCGTTGAAGCATATTATAAAATATCTTATCGAGTTCGCTATGTTGCCCACATACACAGCAATTTTCAACGACGGTACAAAAGAAAAAACAAGAACTGATCAATATTTTATTTTAAGAAAATTAAATAAATTTCTCGGTTGGAAATGTACTATTGGAATTAATTGGATTTCTATTAATAGAAAAGGAGAGATTACAGGAACCTGTAAAGCTAAACTCTATGGTATTGACAATTACTTTAACATCAATGATCCGGATCTTCCAGAGAAATTTAATCCCGTATTACAGCCAGTAATCTGTGAAAGGAATATATGTTCTTGTGCCGGAGAAGCTGTGTTAACAAAATGGAAAGAAGCTCCAAAAAAAATTATACCTATATATGAAAATTGATACAGAACATTTACACTATTGGATGTGTGCTATAAGAGAAAGTTCGGATCCAAAAAGAACCCTTGATGCGTTTTGGCAAGGTCAGATGAACAGCAAAGAGTGGTTGATAGATCATCTTAAAAATTATGTACATTTCGAAAGCAGTTTTGATATCTACGGCGGCTGGGTAGGGGTTCTAGCCAGTATGTTATTTCAAAGCGATATACCAGTTACTACTATTCGTAGTATTGACATTGATCCTTCCTGCGAATCTATCGCAGCAACTATGAATAAAAAAGAAGAGATGCAAGGTCGATTTAATGCTGTGACTGCTGATATGTGTAACGAAAAAAGTCAAGCTGATGTTGTTATCAATACGAGTTGTGAACATATCACCCAAGAGCAACACGATTTATGGTTGGCGAACATTCCTGATAGTTCATTGATAGTGTTACAAAGTAATAATTACAATATTGCTGAACACGTAAGAATATCTAATAACCTTGAAGAATTTAAACAACAAAGCGGTTTAAATTATATATTATATTCTGGAGAATTAGATCTTCCGCTATATAAAAGATTCATGATCATAGGCTATGTTTCAATTTAAAGAACTCAACACAGTGCATTTAGAAATCAGTAATAGATGTCAGGCATCTTGTCCAATGTGTCCTCGCAAGTATCACGGAGGCATGACCAATGAAAATTTAAAAATTGCCGATTGGACGTTTGACGATTTTGAAAAAATATTTGATTCAGAAACATTATCACAGATACGATTAGTGTATTTTTGTGGTAATTTTGGTGATCCTATAATGAACAATGATCTGCTTCGTATGTGTTCATTTATTAAAGATAATGCGCCGAACATTGAAGTAAGAATTCATACAAATGGTGGGGCTAGAACAACTTCTTGGTGGAAGGAATTGTTTCATTGCCTACCTATAAATCATACAGTTGTCTTTGCCATTGACGGGTTAGAAGATACTCATCACATATATAGAATAGGAACAACCTACGAGAACGTTATAAACAATGCTAGAGCATTCATTGAGGAAGGCGGAATCGCCGACTGGGCATTTATTAAATTTAAACACAATGAACATCAAGCATCGGAAGCAGAACTGCGCAGTAAAAAAATAGGATTCAAAAGATTCACAGTAAAAAATACAACCAGATTCGTCGGCAGCGATCGATTTAATGTAGTCGATGAAAAAGGAGATACCATTTATTATCTCGAACCTCCAACTGATAATAAAGTTTCTTTAATAAATGCAGATAGTATAATTAATTACGAAAAAATTTTAAAGCAAAGCGAAATAAATTGTTATGTTTTAGATGCAAAAGAAATCTACATCGATGCTCATAAGAACGTATTTCCTTGCTGTTTTCTAGCTTCGGCACCCTATAATTATTCACCAAAGAATACCCATTTAGATATTGTACAGACTTATGTTAATAATTTTTATGATAAAACTTTAGAACAATACTACGATTTAACAAATGCATTGGGTGGTATAGAAAGATTGTCAGCTTTAAAATATTCTATAAAAGAAATTATAAATGATGATAGATGGCAATGTATCTGGGAAGAATATTGGTCTTCGAAAAAATTATACACCTGTGCTCGGGTGTGTGGAAAGACTGGATTTTCAAAACCAAAAGATCAATTTATACTTAGAGTAAACAATGACTAAATTCTTTTCAATAAAACCCGTCAACCAAGATTCATTTGTAATAACCTGGGATATGGGGCGCAGGTGTAATTATGATTGTAGTTATTGCCCTAGTCACCGGCACGACAATTTTAGTCCTCATGCAAGTTTAGATAGTTTGAAAAGTAATGCAGATTTTGTTTTTGAATATATCAATCTTCTATCTCAGTACAAAGTCAATAAACAATATCATTTAAGTTTTACAGGAGGCGAGCCGACTGTAAACCCACACTTTTTAGAATTTTCAGAATATATTAATTTTAAAAAAATAGAAAAACTTGATAAGGATATCGATCTTTGGTTAGATGTTACGACCAACGGTGCAATGTCTTCTAAGATAGCAGATGGAATAATTAAGAACTACGATCACGTAACAATAAGTTATCATGCTGAAGCGGATTCTAAACTCAAAAAACAGGTAAAAGAACGGATTATACAATTTAAAAACAGTGGAATTAAAATGAAAGTCAATGTTATGTTTCATTTTAATTTTTTTGATGAGTGTAAAGATCTATGTGATTGGTTAAAAGAAAATGATGTTAATTTCATTCCTAGATTAATAGGAGAAAATCCCACCAGTCCGTTCAGTCAAGGACATCTATATACTCAAGAACAAAAAGATTGGCTCAAAGATTTTTGGAATATCGACGTCGGGCCGTTACACAGACCGTGTTGCGGTGGAAGAAGCTT